TGACAACATGAATCTTGTAAACACATCTCTCAATGATTTAGTAGACATAGGCGCTGCTGGCTTGGGTGTTAATCCTAATCCGAACATTCCAGACATGGCGATGGGAACGCCGAACCCTAACGTCAATATGTTGGATGATTCTGATGGCACCACAACGACTCCTGCACAAGATGTTTTGGGCATGGAAGATGAGTATTTTGATGAGGATATTGCCGCTGGCTTTGGGCCGGGTGGAGGTGGTTTAGACACTTTTGCTTCCAGACAGCAACGTGCCGCAGATTACGCCAAAGATATGGGTTATGACCTTACTGATCGTTCTGTGAGCAAGCGGGGTGCAGAGCGTGGTTTTGGCGGTATTACCGATCAGCAAAGAGCAGATTTAGAAAAACGTGCCGCAGAATCAATATTTGGTGATTCATTTCTTAATAATCCAAGAAATATTAATAACATATTAGAAGATAATAGAGCCACGGGCATTTACACGAATCCTGATGGTACGGTTCGCGGTGTAACAGGTTTGCCGGATCCTGACGCTTTTGGCGGTTTGATGCAGAGCGGAGTTAATTTCCTTGGTGGGTTTATTCCTGACTTTATTGGTGAGACATACACTGGCACAGGTGCAAATCCTTTTGACGGTGGTGAAGATCCGGGTGGTTCCGGCGGTGACGGTCCAGATCAGCGAGTCAAGCCGCCGACAGATCCATGTCCAGATGGGTTTGTAATGAAGAACGGTGCTTGTACACCAATAGATACTGGAGAAACACCTCCTAATCAGATAGGAGGCGGCACACCTCCTGCATATGTTGCGCCTCCAGTTATTGTCCCGTCAACTAGACAAGCTCCTGCGTTTACAGGTCAGGGTCCAGTTGGTTACGGCAGTCCGATAGCTGGGCAAGCTGCTCCGTCTGTGGCTACTAATGCCGCTATGTATCAGCAGATGTTAAATCAACAGGCCATGAACCCGCCTCAATTTATGCCTATTAGGTTGCAACAGGGCGGTGCTGTATCTTCCAATCTGGATATGGCAGCGGACAACTTCTTAAAGGCATTGATGCCAGCGGCGTAGTAAATGGATGAAGTCCTTGATATAGCTACGGAGTTTCTGACTGATGCAGAGCTTGAGTCTCTTGGCAAGCATCTTGATAAGTACAAGGAGCTTCATGACAGGGAAGAGTATCAGGACAAGTTTTTAAAGTTTGTAAAGCATGTCTGGCCTTCCTTTATTGCTGGTGATCATCACAAGATTTTTGGTGAGAAGCTGGAGCGTGTAGCGAGGGGTGAGTTAAAGCGTTTAATTGTTAACATGCCGCCCAGACATACGAAGTCCGAGTTTGCTAGTTATTTATTTCCTGCGTGGGTTATGGGGCAGAAGCCTCAGACAAAGATTATTCAGGCAACGCACACGGCGGAGTTGGCTGTAGGTTTTGGTCGTAAGGTCAAGAACCTTTTGGACAGTGATATTTACCGTGATGTTTTTCCTGACATACAGTTAGCTAGAGATGCGAAGGCCAGTGGTCGTTGGTCTACGGATATGGGTGGGGAGTATTACGCTGTTGGTGTAGGCGGTGCGCTTGCTGGTCGTGGTGCTGATCTTTGTATTATTGACGATCCTGTATCAGAGCAGGATGCGTTATCACCAGCCGCGCTGGATAATATTTACGAATGGTACACATCAGGACCGAGACAGCGACTACAGCCGGGCGGCGCGATCATAATTGTGATGACGCGGTGGAGCATCAGGGATTTGACAGCGAAGGTTTTGCAGAAGCAAGCCGAGGGCGGGGCAGATCAGTGGGAGGTTGTGGAGTTCCCAGCGATATTTCCAGAAACAGACAACGTGTTGTGGCCCGAATTTTGGAGCAGGGAAGAGCTAGACGGCGTTAGGGCTTCTATACCTGTTGCCAAGTGGAACGCACAGTATCTTCAGAATCCTACTGCTGAAGAGGGTGCGATTATCAAAAGGGAGTGGTGGAATGTTTGGGATCATGATGATCCACCTGTCGTTGATTACATCATCCAGTCGTATGACACGGCGTTCACAAAAAGCGAGAGGGCCGATTATTCGGCTATTACGACTTGGGGTGTGTTTTATCCTGACGAGGGTGATGAGGCTGCGATCATATTGCTGGACGCTGAAAAGGGTCGATGGGAGTTTCCAGAGCTTAAAGACGCGGCAATGCGATTGTATGAGGAATTTGAACCAGACATGGTGTTGATAGAGCAAAAGGCATCTGGAACACCGTTAACGCAGGATTTGCGTAAGATGGGCATTCCTGTGTCTGGATTTACGCCGGGTCGTGGTGCAGATAAGTTTTCTCGTATGAATGCTTGTTCACCTGTGTTTGAGTCAGGTATGGTTTACGCTCCAGAGACTAGATGGGCAGAAGAGGTCATTGAGGAATGTGCGTCATTTCCCAATGGAGAGCATGATGACTTGGCGGATTCGATGACACAGGCTATACTGCGTTTTAGGCAGGGTAGTTTTATACGCACCCGTTCTGATTACGAAGACGATGATTTGGCAACTTACAGGCGTAGCAGGGAGTATTATTAATGGCACCTAGAAAACCAGCGGTTCCAAAAAAGAAAAGTAAAAACATAAAAAATGCTTCTGCTATGGATATTGTGACAGCGGTTGCGCCGCATCTCCAAGATATTATTAATTATGGCGCACATGGTACGGCGGCTCTCGGCGCAGGAGCGTTAGGGTATGTTCCTTACAAGCTTAAACAAATTGGGAAAAAGAGTGTAATTAAAAAGAACGGCGGCGGAGCGGTAATGCCGGGTCGTGGTGGCAAATTTAAAGGAGTTAGCTGATGGGCGGCAAGAAGATTGACATTACCACTGCCTCTCTTGAGGACTTGGACAAGCTTATCGCGCAGTTAAAAGGTGATCAGGCTAAGAGCAAGAAAACACCTGTAAAGAAGAACAAGGGCGGAGCTATTAAAGGCTTTAGTCCCATAGCCCGTCCACAACGATTTAAAGGAGTATTCTAATGAAAGGCGGATTTTCACGGAAAAGAAAGCTTGGCAAAGCCTTGTCTGGCGGTCTGTTAGGTCAATTGCTAGGAGAGTCTGGCAACACTATATCAAACGCTGACAGAGCTAGGTTGCAAGCGATGATGGGTTCCGCAGGTGTGGGGGCTGGAGCAGCCGCAGCTTTAGGAGAGTCTGGAAAAACTATATCAAATGCTGATAGGGCTAGGATTCAAGAACTTTTAGGTTCTATGAAAAGCCCACGGCCTAAAACTGACAGACAGCTTATGCAGTTTGAAGATGGCGGCAAGGTCAAGAAGCCTAAAAAATACAAAGGTCCATTGCCAAAGCCAAAACCAACTAAAGTTGAAAGGCTTCTTAACAAGCGTGTTAAGGGCGAAAAAGGTCCGTATATACCAAAGATTGGCGATCTCAACGAAATGGGTCCTATGATCATAGACACTAAGACTGGTAAACAGGTTAAACGCCTCAAGAAAGGTGGCGCTGCATTCCCTGATCTGACAGGTGACGGAAAGGTTACAAAAAAGGATATTCTTAGAGGCCGTGGTGTTAAGGGCTTTAAAGAGGGTGGAAGCACTATTTCTGACGCTGACTTAGAAAAGCTTAGAAAGAATCTTCCTTTTGTTCCGGGGGAAAGCGGTATTTCAGATGCCGATTTAAAAAAGCTTAAAAAGAATCTTCCGGTCCGAGGGAAAAGCGGAAAAAATATTTCCAATGCCGATTTAGAAAAACTCATGAAGCCAACAAATTTTAAAGATGGCGGAGAAGTTCGCGGCATGGGCAGGGCTTATATGGGTGCGTCCAGAAAAGCTAAGATAAGGTGATGTTATTGGATTTTGGTGTTATAGTACGAGAGAGGCTGGCTTATGGCTATGCGGTCATGCTTGATGCCCTTCTCGTGACTGCGCCGAAGTCAGCCTCACCAAAAAGGTATTAATTATGGGTATTAAACTAAATACTCCAGAGTCTCTCGGCGCTGCTGACACAGCATTAAGACAAAAAATACGCAATGAGCTTATTTTGAATAAACCCCCTCAAGGAGTTATGGCTGGTTTATATAAAAAAATACCCACTAACATGAGGCTTCTAGCAGAAAACCTTGTTGGGGTTGATAGGCCAATAACAAACAAAGATTTCACTAATGACGAATTAGTTGAGATGGCTTTTTTAGCTCAAAAACAACGTGAAGTTAACGCAGAAAGAGAAAGATTTTTTAGAGAACAACAACAATTTGATGTGTATCCAGAACAAAAAGCTAAAACAAAAAAAAGACTTCAGTCTTTTGAAAAGACTAGAGGGAAGACAAGCGTAGATCCATATAAATCAGTTGGTAATGATTCAATAGTGTCTGGCAGAAAAGTAGATAAAGGTTATTTAGATTCTGTCATAAGTTCTTTTACTGATCCTAGATATGGAGTTGCCACAACTTTAGGCCAGTATAACGTCCGAGAAACCCCTGAGATGGATGTTATAAAAGATACATATAATTTTAATAAAGCAGAACGAAATTTGCCTTCTAACCCTATTCAAGCTTTGCAACGAATGGCTGTAAGTCCAGAAATTGCAGGGGAGTATTTAGCTAATATTCTTGGAACTAAAGACAGACCGATAAATATTGAATTAAAGCGTAAATTCGCTGATGGCGGCGGAGTCTTTGGTGCATTTGAAGATCCTACCATGAGCAGCCAGATGTTTGAGGCTCTTGCTGATAAAACAGACATGTTTAATGATCCTATGGGCAGTGAGACTTTAGGCGCAGTAAACCGCGCTATTGTTGGCACTCCTATTGACGCTGTTGATCTTATGGGTCGCGTTGGTGAAACAGCTTTGCGTGGTGCGGCAAAGGCTGGCGAGGGAATTATAGGTGCGCTTGGATCTGACGAGGGAATGGCGAAGCGGTTTGGGAGAGACATTTATGGTCTTGGTATTGCTGCATCTACTCTTGCTCCGATGGCTGGGCCTCGTCCACGAGGCAAGTCAAATAAGGCGCTTGTCCTTGAGGCGCAAAAAGACAAGGTGAAATCCCCAGTTGTAAAGCAGAAGCTTGATGAGGATATGGAGTTTGAGGCTATTGATGATGCCTTGAAGGATGCCAACTTAGACCTTGATGAGACTTTAAGCGTTCAATCTAACTTTAATGCAACAGAGCGAACATTAAGCACTGACGATTTTAGCGACATTTTACAGAACGAGTTTGCTATAGCCAGAGACTCCGGCAAGTCTCGTGGGGAAGCTATGGCTGATGCTATGCGGAACACAGAAAAAGCCATGTCTGACATGAACATGATGGACGTTGTTATTGACCGTCCTATTCAAGATAAGATTTTTAAACGCCTTGATGAAGATTATGAATTTGGTGTGAGTAAGGCTGTTAAACGCCGTGAAGAAGCGGCTGCTAATCAGGCAGCTTTGCGTTCTCAAGCAAATCAAGCTAGAATGGCAAATCAACCGCGTGTTAGCGTTGAAGACGCTGTTAGGCAGCAACAGGAATTAATTAATTTTGGCATACCAGAGCCAACAACACAAAAACCAACGCTTGTGACTATTCAAGGCGGAAAGGACTAAATATGGCTGTCGAAAAAGGAATAGGCGCTGGAGTTGGTAATCCAGAGATGACCGCTCAAGAGCAAGCTGAAATTGATGTCATAGAGTTTCCAGCCCAGCCAGGTATTATGGAAATGGATGACGGTTCTGCTATTGTTGGTGAAATCGTTGAAGAGATGGATATTGCTCAAGACGTTCCTTTTGATGCAAACCTAGCTGACTATGTAGATGAAGGCGATTTGGGCGTTATTGCTTCTGATCTGTCTGGAGACATTGAGGATGATATGTCTTCTCGCCAAGATTGGGAAGACACATATAAGCGCGGTATTGAGCTTCTGGGCATGAATTACGAAGAGCGTAGTCAGCCATTTGAGGGTGCGACTGGAGTTGTTCACCCGCTTCTTGCCGAGTCTGTAACACAGTTTCAAGCGCAAGCTTACCGTGAGATGCTTCCATCTGGTGGTCCTGTCCGTACACAAACTATGGGCGCAGAAACACCAGAACTCGTTGCTCAAGCTCAACGTGTTAAAGACTACATGAATTATATGATTACCTACGAGATGGAAGAGTATGATCCTGAAACAGATCAGATGCTATTCTATCTACCGATTGTTGGCTCAACATTTAAGAAGGCTTATTTTGACCCTATTCTTCAAAGAGCGGTTAGCAAATTTGTACATGCGGAGGATCTTGTTGTTCCTTATGGAGCGACTGATCTCCTTACTACACCGCGTATTACGCATATTATTCGCATGGATAAGAACGAAGTCCTGAAGTTACAGCTTGCAGGTTTCTACAAAGATATTGATTTACCCGGCGGATCTTCTAGTTCTGAAGACTTCAGCGGCGTAAAAGAAGCTATTGATGAGGCACAAGGCGTACAATTATCCGGTTCTGGATCTGAAGAACTGGTTATTCATGAAGTCCACACATCTTTAGACTTAGCTGGCTTTGAAGATGTGGACATGGCAGGTGAGCCTACTGGCCTAAAGATACCATATGTAGTTACTATCCTAGAGTCCACCAACGAGATATTGGCTATTCGCAGGAATTACAGCGAAATGGATCCGCTGATGCGTAGGCAGCAGTATTTCGTGCATTACAAGTTTTTGCCCGGTCTGGGCTTCTATGGATTTGGCCTTACACACATGATTGGCGGCCTGTCTCAAGCATCTACAAGCATTTTACGTCAGTTAATTGATGCTGGTACGTTATCTAACCTACCTGCTGGCTTTAAAGCCCGTGGCGCTCGTATTCGTGACGAAGATGAGCCACTACGCCCCGGCGAGTTCCGCGATATAGACTCCGCTGGCATGGATATACGTCAATCTATCATGACATTGCCGTTCAAGGAGCCTTCACAGACCCTGTATAGCCTCTTAGGAGGGCTTGTAG